AATTCCAGCCCAGTACAATACTAGCCCGTTATCCGGTGGTAGCTCGGTATCGTAGTAGCTCATTACTAGCCCGTCCTCAATACTTGCAGCCTCCGCGTATATGCGAACCGTAAAGCGGTCTTCCTGGTAACCCTGTAAAGTGCTTATAAAAGTATCAAAAGCATCGCTATTGTTATAGGCGCTAACCGTACAGTTAGAACCTATAATAGGGCTTACTATGTCGTCTGTTTCTCCGCTATAGTTTAGCTCAAAGCCATTAGAGGCTACTGTAAAAGCCTCAGCAGTTCCTATAAAATCTTCGTCGTGTATCTCTACCTTAAAAAGTTTATCGGTGCTGCTGTGAAATTCGCTATATAATCTTAAAGCCATATCTTAAAAACCTCTGTATCTGCTTCTAGTTCTGCTCGCCTTCTCTGAGCTTAAGAGTATATCCTGCCCGCTTATTTTACCGTATACCTCAACAGATCCGCTGCTTGCGCCTGCTATTTGAGGCAGTTTGCTTAGGGGTATTACCGCTTCGCTTTCCCGGCCCTCGCCTATTAAAGCTAGTGTCGGGCCGGTAACTATACCCCCCTCTGCTAGCGCTGGAATGTCTCCCATAGATGCAGCGGACATCTTCGCGTTAATTGCTCCTGCTGCTGCTATTAAAGCAACACCCGCGGCTATAGCTAAGGGGCCTCCTAGGGGGCCCATAGCCAACGCTATTTTAAAACCTTCCACCGCTAGGCCATACTCTAAAAGCATTTGCCCTAGCGTAGACATTAAGCTGGAAAACTGACCAAGTAAAAAACGGCCCATATCCTTAAAGCTTGCTTCTCCTACTAAAATAGCGCCGCCTATTTCCGCCATTCCTACTATAGTATCTGTTACCATAGCGTTTATAGCAGCATTTACATTTTGAGACAACTCAGCGGCGGCCATTGTCATTAAGGCCATTTTTGAAGTAGTAGTCTGTATTTCGTGCGATAATGGCGCTAGAGTTAAATTAGCTGTAACTGTTCCTAGTTCGGCGGTCTTGTTTTTTAAGTCTACTGTTTTTTCGCCTTGTTCTTCAGTTAGAGAAACAGCATTTTTCTTAGACTCGTTAAGGGCGGTCTGGATAGCTAACTGCTCTTTATTATAGTCTATCTCATCCTGCTGCCATCTTGATCGCTCCGCTGCGTCTCTAGCCTCTAAGTCAGATAAACTAGTCTTAAGCTTTAGCCTTTCGTCTTCTAAGCGTATAAGCTGGCGCTGATAACTTACGTTCTTTGGCTGTTCTTTTGCCCAGGCTTTAGTTTTTTCTAAGTTTTGATCTACTACTTTTAAACGGTCTTTTAAAAGCTTTGTGCTTTCCCTAGTGTTTTCGTTACCTAAAGCTTGCTGTATTATTTTATCTGTTTCGCTTACGCTTTTTTTAATAAGCGCATACGCTGCCGCGACAGCTACTAGAGCAATAGATAACGGCCCCATAGCTAGCGTAAGTGATCCGAAGGCTATAGTAAGGGCCCCTACAAGGGTAATGAGTATAGGCACAATCGCAATAAGCCCCGCTAGTACTGTTTTATTATATACTTCCGCGTCGCTCATTGAGCGGATATACTTTGTTATTTTTCCTAAGCTAACGGTAAGCTTATCTATTATCTCTTGAAATATTTTGTTATTTGCTATAGCGTCTCCTATCTCTATTCTGGCCCCTTCGCTAGCGCTCTGTAACTCCTTAAAGCTACCGGCTGCGTTATCCATCATAGTATTAGCCATACCCCTAGCTGCGCCGTCTGCGTCCTTAAGGCCTTCGGTTAACGCGGGGAGGGTGTCTATAGTATTTCCTAATATTATTAATGCACTTTGAGCGGAGCGTCCTACCTCGTCTTTAGCGTCAGCTAAGTTAAAGCCTTCGCTAGCAAGTTTTTTAATTGTTCCTGCTACGTCGCCGCCCGTGGCTCCTAGCTCGGAAATAATACGACGCAAAGAAGTACCAGCCTGGCTACCTTTAACCCCAGCGTTAGCTAGCAGCTCGAGCATTCCTGTAGTTTCTTCTAAACTAATTCCAGCTGCGTTAGCGACTGGCGCTACGAACTTCATAGCATCAGCGAAGGACTCCATATCTAGCGCACTTTCGCTAAAACTCTTCGCCATTACGTCTGTAAGGTGTCCCGTCTCTGTAACGTCCATACCAAAACCGCGAAGCGTTGCACCCGCAACCTCAGCAGCTCGCGCTAAATCAGTTCCCGCAGCTTGCGCTAAAAATAAGGTACTCTCTGTTACTTTGGTTATCTCGCTAGCGGTAAAACCTAGCTTTGCAAACTCTACCTGTAGGCCGGCTACCTCAGTAGCGGTAAAGGTGGTGGTAGCTCCTAGTCGCTTTGCTTCGCTTTCTAGCTTTGCAAATTCTGCGGCGCTAGCTCCTGAGACGGCTTTTACTTTGCTCATCTCTGCCTCAAAGGCCGCGAATGTACGCACCGCGCTAACACCTATAGCGGCTATAGGCGCACTAAAAGCAGCGGTAAAAGTGGTTCCTATTCGCTTAGCCTGTCCTCCAAATCTTTTAATACTAGAGCCGGCTGTTTTAAGCCCGCGCTGGAGGCCCGCAATATTTGCGCCTATACTTATGGTAGTCCGTGCTAAGCTCTTTTTTCCCATTTCGCTAGAATCTCTTTAGCTTGTTTTGTCGTTAGTTTGCGCTCTACTTTTTTAACGTCCCAAGGAAATTTAAACAAGTCTCTAGGCGTTACTCTTTTGTTTTTAGGAAGCTGTATATTAACTAGTGTTACGGTTTGGGTTCTCATTATTTCCCAAAGCTCTGTACTTGCTGCTTCCCTTTTTTCACTAAAACCCGCTACAGCGTTATTAAGGCTGCGCGGGGTTAGGTCTAAATATTCTGCGTAGTTATAGCCCAGTAGCCCTAGCGCTATCTCTTCGCATCGGTCAAAAGTTAACGGGACTTCGGCGCTTTGCCTGCCCCTAGTCCCGTCTCCTTTTTTACCGGTGTAAAGCTATCGGTAAATAATGCTAGTACCTTTTCTAGAGCTTCCGGGTTATCGTCTAACCAGTCCGCTACATCTTCTAGGCTTGCTGTAAACTTATCACCCTCTACTCTTGCGCCCTGCGCTAACCCTGCCCGCACAAGCTCTAAAGCTTCGCTAAGTTTTAGGCTCTCGCCTATTTTGTCAAGGTCTGCGAGTGTATAGTTAGTCGCGTCCGTGAATTGCATTAGAGCAGCGAAGCCAAATTTAACCGGTCTCTCTGCTCCTCCTATGAGTACTTTATTTACCATTTTGCTTTAGTGTTTTGTGTTATTATTATTAACTTACTGCGCCATAAGTGATAGCACCTGTAAGCTCGAATGTAGCTGAGTAAGTTACATTGTCTTCCATTCCTGCGCTAACCTCTAGAGAAGTAACGTAAGCTGAAGCGGACCAGTAATGGTCGCCTGTTACTTCCGTAGAAAATTTAACGGTAAGAGCCGTGCGCGCTGACCAGGCTGACATTAAATCGTCAACACCGTAAGCGGCATCTTCTGCATATAACGCAGATACTGAGATAGTACCGCTTTTAGTTGCTTCTAGTAAATCTCTGCTCCCAGAGCTAGATTTTGTAGATGCGTCTCTAGTGTCCATAGACAAAGAGATAGAGCCCTCAGTAGCGTGAGCTATTAAAGTGCTGCCTACGTATACCCCTAATAGGGTTCCGTTCATAATTCCTGTAGTTGCCATTTTAGTCTAAATTATTTATTTGTTCTTCTTCGTTTTCTAGTAGTGCCGCAGCACCAATCTCTACAGCTTTTCCAGCGTTTATAAGCTCCTGGCCGTATTCGTTCACTACCCCTAAGTTAGTACCTTTTACGAGCTTTTTACCGCTCTCTAGGGTAGTGTTTTTTATTAGTGTTATTATCATCGTTTAACTCTTATTATGTACTCGCTGTTAGCTATGTACGTTTCGCTATCTGGATCGTAGTCAGCTTCTAACTCGGTAAACTGTATACTGTTTACATCTACCCCCGCTACCGTTCCTGTGTAGCGATCTAAAGCCGTTCTTATTTTCTCGTTTAAATCCGCCGCCTGCGCGTAAGTTTCTGATACGGCTAGTATTTCGTAGCGCGCTTCGTCTAAAGTACTTACCCCGCTTTTGGTGTCGCTCGGTGTAATGTCGTTTATAATGTATACTATAAACGGAAATACAGCGCCCTGCGCTGCAATCTGTGGGTAAACCCTGCTACTAACGATAGCGCTTACCGCGCTATCTGTCGTTAGAATTGAATATATAGCTTTTCCCTCGTTCATTAGAAGCCACGTTTTATTATTTTACGCTTTTGCTGGGCGCTTAGTTGCATTAGTTTTTTGTTTAAAATACGCGAAACTTCTCTAACTAATAAAGCATTTGCCGCGGGCACTCCTTTTATAAATCCTTTATCTATAAAGCCTACGTTTCTAGTTTCTTTTACGTTAGCTTTTGCGCTACCTCTAGCAGTTCCAAAATTTACCATTGCACCGTAATACCCGTCCCCGGTTTTTGTGGCTTTGCGCCCAAAACGTGGGCCGACATAGCCTATAAGGTTTCTGCCTTTTGCCTTAATATAACCTATAGACCGCTCTAGGTTTCCTGGCTTATAAGTAACGCTCTTGCTTTTACCGCCTCTACCGCCTATGCTTTTACCTATAGGCTTACGGCTTCTACCTGTGCGGATTACTGCTTTAACATTTTGTACAAAAGGATCGGCAGCGGCTTTTATTCCTTTTTTAAAAGCGTTATACTCTGTGCGGTCTATCCGGCTTAAAAGGTTCATTTTTTTTATAACCTCTTCAAAACCCTCTACGTGCATTGTTAGCGTATCGTCTAGCTTTCCCATTAGTCCCGGAGTACCGTGTCTAAAATAAGGTAACGCTCGCGCCCTTCAAGGCTTACACCTTCTACTTCGTAGGTCTTACTGTCCCAGCTTATTTTTATAGTAGCGTCAACATCTGCGCGATAGCGTATAGTGAAGCGTACTTTATTAACGCTGGTTAGCCTTTCGGTCTCTTCGCCTTCCTTTACAGATAGGTAGTCTACTTTAGCCCATACTAGGCCTAGGGTGCTGTACGTTCGCACGGCCTGGCCGAAGCCGTCCGTACTTACGCTAGCACTCTGTAGCGTTATTCTTCTATCTAGTTCTCCAGGATTAAGCAAAGCGGAATACTCTAAACGGGTTTAGCAAGTACTCTGAAGCTGTAGGTAGGCGGTGTACGCTGTCTATTCTTTTTTCGTACATCTCGCCAATCATTAAAAGCATAGCCATTTTTATATTAGCTGGCACATCGCTTGCCTGAGTGTATCCACAGGTATAACGGGTTACCACAGCGTTTACCGTATCCTGAGCAGCATACCAGCCCTGTTTAGGCATAATGCGCGCGGGCTCGCCTACTAGGTCTGTTCGGTAGTTTGCAGCGTCTACGGTTATTTCGGAGCCGGTGCCGTCTATGTACTTTAAATAAGTTATACTTTGTACAGGGCCACGGCTTAAATATATAATATTTTTGTCTCCTCTAAAAGGTTCTGCGGTTATCCTAGCCATAGGAAAAAAATCGTAAAACTCTTCTATAACGGTAGTTAAAAGGAACCTTCCTAAGTAGTACTCCGACATCTCTGTAGAGGCACTTATAAGAACCCCTAGCAGGGCATCTTCTGCGTCGCTGTCTACGCGCAAAAAATCCTTAACCTCTTGTACGGTTAAAGCTTGGATACTTGCTGGGGTAATTATAGTATAGCTCATTACTTGGCTCTAGTGGTTCTTTTAGTTGTCTTTTTGCTTACTGCCCTTTCGGCC